ATTTGCTCCCTTTCAATCAGTCTAGGTACGGTTTAACCGGTTCAGGACTGAGTATAGAACTGACAACAGCAAAGGGTTTTATACCTTATGGGCCATTGGGTCCTATATGTTGTTACTTCTTAGTGAAGCACGAATGCCACACTTCTGTTAGACAGTCTTTAAAGACACTACCGTCGTGTTCAAGAGAACCGTTTTCTACAAGAGTATTAAACAGGAACTCGTGACATTCAAGCAGGCCCAAACGTCTAAATGCTGTCTTTTGACTTTCGTCAAGACGGTAATTACGACTTACACAGCTCTTCATCGTTGCATTAATTTGCTTGAACATTTGCACTTGTGCAGAATGGTCACGATTTAGAAGCTCGTTGATGTTGCCGAAAATCTTAATAGATTCTCGGTTACAACGGGCCGTTCGTGCGATATCCAAAATGGCTTTTGCCACCTCGGTATCGACGACACTATGTACGGTTTCGATAGAGCGTTCGCTGTTATTGTCGAATATTGGTCTGAAAAGATCAGTATGACCTTCATTAATTTCGAACAGCTTTTGTTCCATGACTTTGGTTAGAAGGACTTCACCATAATTCAAGAATTTTATGTCTTTTAGACTCCAATTCTCTTTTACGGCAGAATCCCAGACGTCATGATATTCATTGAATATCATTGTCTTAACCATGTCCCGAGCCTTATCAATATTATCCTCAGATAATTCATCTATATGAACTCCGAGGGTATCCTCTACCACTTGGTTTAATAAATCTAATAGTATTAGATTATAATCAAGACCAAAGTCCTCTACATTTTGAACATCAATGATGTCAAGACCTAGAACTTTTTGGTAAGATTCGATTAAATATTTAATTTTATCGACTTCCTTCTGTGGCACACCTGCTGTATTCAGCAGTACATCCAACGGAGGTAGGAATTGGTTAGGCAGTCGTTCCTTAATATGGGCTAAATAAGTCAATATTAAAAAGGGCTGTTTGTTTGTCAATTTGGCAAGTTTACAAGATATGGCGCTATAATCATAGCCGTCAATCGAGTTCCTTGACACAAATTCTACAAACTGCACGCCGTCAATACAGCGTTTACTCTTAAAGCGGTTGATGGGAACCCCAATCTCTTCATAAAATTTATAGAAGAGACCCTGGGGATCGGTGATAACTAAGTCGTCTCCTACTTTCTTGTAGTTCTTGACTTCTTGGTATCCTTCTATTAACTTTGACTCAATCCATAAATGGTCTGAGTACGAAGCTATTAAGAAGGACCCTTTTGTTCCCATTCCCTGACCTTTACCATAATTTATGGTTTTGTCAGTGGAACCCACGTTCCATGCACACTTGACAGCAATTTGTTGCCAAGCCACTGCATATTGCTGGCCGAATTTCTGCTTCATTACCAGAAACTGGTAGTGAGCAGGAAAATTATCGGTCCAAGCAGTTGCGTCTATACTGTGTATTTCACCAGTATTTTCCCAAGTTGAGATATCATCCCAACCTTGTGAATGACTCAGGAATGCGCTTTTGCTCCCGAACTCAGTGAGTAGGGAGCGCTCAATTGCTTTTTCAAGCGGTTGAAGAAGAGTTTGCGTCCAGAAATCGCAAATTGCGACAGTTCTGGATTTGTTTCCTGAATCAGGCACAGCCGACAATCGTCTTAATTTGACCTTAGTAAGGTCGTATTTTGGATTGTTCTCTATGAACTTCTCTGCAGTAGCTTTGAAGAAATCATAAAAAGGGCCGTTGTCAGTTAAATCACACATAACTTTAAAATGTTTGTGCATATTTGAACTAAACAACGCGGCTGCTTCGGCTTCCGCCGATTCTAATTTAGGAACTCCGTTTGGTCCATTACTGGATCCCATAAACGGGGTAACAGCAAGATTCTGTAAAGAATCCTCGCTATTTTTGACGTTTAGACTGATATATTCATTGAATTTATCAATCTCTACCTGACTAATGCTAAAAGTTAGTTGAATATTTTCAATATCAACTTCGCTATAGGCAGAGCAAATCTTATTTACCTTTGACAATGTCAAAAGTAGGCGGAGTAATTCCGCTCTATAAGATTGGGGAAGATCTTTATTCAAGACTTGTCTAAAGACAGGTCTTAGGAAACCTAACTTGTTAGGCCAACGATCTTTACGTCCAACAGAGACTCTTGATAAGGGTTCTGGGTGACCTCCTTCGCATAACACCAAGCAATATTGGAAAATATCCTTGAAATGTTTGGTTCCGAATTTTACACCCAAGTTTCCTATTAAGGAATCATGGTAAGATGTAACTTTTTGGAAGTATTCTGATATTACTTCCGGTTTCAGACCGGTTGAATTAGCAAATACTGGCATTAATAACTCAAGTTTTGGGTTATTAAGTTTAGCTTGCTCAGCTTTATTTTTAGCTTTCAGCAATTTCTTGCTTTTAGCCGCGCTTGATTTTATATCAAAGCGTAATTTCCGAGTTAATCTCCTAGCCTTAGAGGCTTTAATGGACTTAATCGGTTTCTTAGGAACACTAATATCTTTAGCGACCTTCTTCTTGGCACAGACAGCTAAGGGATGTATATTATTTATAATATTCATTTTACTTGCTTGTTTTGAGTCCTGATCCAGGATAACTCGTTAGAGTGATCTCGAACCTTTCGACCCGTGGGGATTATACCCCCGTGCATTGCACGTACACACACAGGGAGTC